CACATGGATGTAACGCATATATAGTTACATCTTTTCCACTAGAAGGTCCAGAACCACCACCGGATCCAGGACAAGTAGTTACCCCTCCCATTTTTGTAAGTGATGTAAATAAAGTAATTCCATCAACTGTCTTTAAAAATTCAGGATTTGATCCGTCCCAATAATATAAACCTTGATTATTACTATTGTAGTATATTTGATTTCTTAATGGCTCAACAGAAGTATAGCCAGGATCTTTCCTAGAATCACAAGAATAAACTTTCCAATATTTATTACCAGTTCCTACATTTATTGTAGTAGTTGGTATAGTAGTAGTTGGTATAGTAGTGGTTGGTATAGTAGTGGTTGGTATAGTAGTGGTTGGTATAGTAGTAGTTGGTATAGTAGTGGTTGGTATAGTAGTGGTTGTTTCTTTTGGACATTCAGGACAAATAGAATTAGTTCCGGATGCTCCAGTTGGTCCAGCAGGTCCTTGAGGGCCTAGCCCGCCAGGTTGACCATTCTGTCCGGGTTGTCCATTTTGCCCACTTGGTCCTGTTGGTCCTGTGTTCCCGGGCTGTCCACTTGGTCCAATAGGTCCAGTAAGTCCAATAGGTCCACTTGGTCCAATCGGACCGGCAGGTCCGGGCTGCCCATCTCTTCCATCTCTTCCATCCTTTCCAGCAGGTCCAGGTAATCCACCACCACCAATCACATTTAAGCCATCTTTACCGTCTTTACCAGGTCTTCCTTCCGAGCCACTAACAATAATAACGAAAGGTTCGGCCGGAATATTATTGATAATAGTAGATGGAATGTTATTTATAATTGGAACAACAGGATCAATTATATTTCTTACTTTTTTCCTAACAGCAGGTGTCCATGATGAAGATAAGTCAACACAATTTCCATTATTGTTAGTGTTTATAAAATAGTAAGTATATCCTTCTAATGGTCTTGCTCCAACTTCTGCAATTTTAACAAAAGTTCCTAATGGATAAGTAGATAATTCCGAGAAATCTACTTTTTCTATGGATATTACATCGTTATATGTTTTATTTCTTTCAAACATCATAACTTCCAATGTCTCATTATTTGGAATAAGACATACAGAAATATCAGTCAATGCTTGTTCATTAGCTCCAATAAAATAATTAAAATTTGCATCGATTAATTTAGATATAACAAAGTCAGAAACAATTACTTTTTCAGGTCTAACAAAATAATAACCAGGATCTACAGATAAACTTGTTCCTTGTAATTTATAGCTTATAGGAACGTATTTTATGCCTTTAAGATTTACTTTTAGTTTTGGTTTGTTTGCTTTACTTATATCTTCGGCAGAGTATTTATTTTTATTCTGTCCTTCTACTTCCGGAATTCTTTCATTTATTGTTCCAAATATTACTTTTTCTACATTTCCCTCATATCTTCTAATAATCTTATAATTTATGTAATCATCATTTGAGTTAGATGTCGATATATTATTTTTTGGGACGGGAATAGATAATTCTAATTTATTATTTACATCTAATGCATCTCCAATTTTTATTAATTCTTTAGATTCTGATGTAGTAAATCTTCCAGACATGTATTTTCCATACTCATCTACATGATATTGACCTTTATAGATGTCTCCATTTAAATAAGTAAACTCACCTGTAGATAAATTAGGACCTGTTCTTCTATTATTAGGGTCAGATAATCTATGCATGTCTTTCTTTTCCTCCACTATTTACTAACTTTAAAATATATAGAATCATCAATTGTTTTTTCAATGTCTCCTCCATCCATTTTCACTTTAATTAGAACTTTATAATATCGATTTGGAAGAAATGTATTAAAATCTACTTTAAAATAATTTCCTTTATTATCACAACTTATTACATTATTATCATCAAATGGAACAACATACATAGATGTTTGTTCATCTTGTATAGCATAGTAAGAAGATGTTGGTAATCTTTTACTTGACATGTAATTAGATGATGTAGAATATGTTTTAACTGGAATTCTATCTCTTACTAAGAATCTAAATTTTGTTTTATCTGTTGGGTAGTAAGATGCTTTTTTATTTTTGAAATGTATGATGAAGTCTTCATTTGGTACTTGAGTAAATGAAGATGTTCCTGAGAAGTCGGCATCATTCCATACGATGTCTAATCTTGGGATGAATATAGTGTGAGTTTCCCTGCCGAAAAATTTGATAGAGCCCATTTCTTCGGAGCTCTTTTCATCATTATCACTTCTCTTTATTATAAGACCGTTATTTTGGATAGAGCCTGAAATCCATTTATGAACAATATTAGTTATGTCCATTCTAATATCAGGACTTTCTTGGTCAAAGGATTGAGATGCGACATATCCACTTTGATAATACCAATTACCACCTCCTTTCTGAGTAACATAAGAACCTGTAGTCCCTGCAACAAAAGATCCGGTAGCCCATTTTTTACCTGTCATATTAAAATAACCATCTCTATAAGTCCAAGATACGCCTTCTTTTATGTAAGGTGCGGAAATAAAATATCCTTTTCCTTGATTCCATGATTGACTTACTGGATAAGCGTACAAAGAATAAGACAAAGATAAATTTTCTGCTTGTGCGGAGAATAAGTTTAGATAGTATTTACTAGATTTTTTTACAGTGCCGTTTTGAATTAATTTATTTATTTCGGCAGTATCTAATTGTAATAGTATTCTAGAATTGTAGTTATAATCCCAATAAATTTTGTCAGAATCTATTGTTTTTGCTGTTATTTTCTCCAACTCAATTATTTGATCCAAACCTGTATTCATATCAGGTTTTCTCTCGTAAATAGTTGCGTCTCTTGTCGGATATACTGAATATTGCATTTTATAATAGATTTACTACTCTTCCTAATATATCTTTATTTTTAAACTTAACTTCAAAAATAGATGGGTCTAAAGCAGGATATAAAATATTATTTCTAGTTGCCGTTTTTATGTCGTAATAATTTCCTGAATATCCTTCATCTTCTTTGTATTTATTGTGTATGTCAAAATTTAATATATTTTTTACCCCCGGGACATCCTTAATTAAACACATAACTTCACTTATATAAATAGGCTGTCCTATCTGCATTTTGTCATTAGAAAAATAATCTCTAAGATTTGATAAACATTGTAAAAGAACTTCATTTGAATTATATGTAGGAGATGTTAATATTTCAAAACTTATTGCTAGATTGATAATAAAAGCATCTCTGATATTTATAGCATCAGTTAACATTCTATATTGAAGTAGATAATTTTTAAGATTCATTTTTACTGCCATGTTTAAAGGAGTAAAATTCTTATTATTATCGTATCCTAGTAAATATAAATTTAAAGATAATGGATTTGGAACAAAATCAAATGTTCCATAAGCTCTAGTTTGTGCATCTCTTTCAATATGAGATTTAGCGATTGCACCAAATTTAGGTGGCATGGTATAACATCTTACTATATAATCATCCTTTGTCACCGCTCGATTTTGGGATGCAAAGTGATTTATAGCCTCTTCTCTTAAAACTTCTATTGGCTTATCTGATATACCACCTCTAGCTGGTTCCGGATTATTTATAGCAAGAGATCCTATAGCTGCATTATATAATGTCGAATCTAATGCACCTAAAGGAGTGAGTATGTTTATTGATGATATGGTAGTTATAGAATTAGCAGGAACATTGTCCGGAATTCCTCCTCCTATTGTGTATCTAACAGTTAAAGTAGTATTTGATGGTGCGCTACCATAAGTCTTTGTGTATAAGAAATTTTCCGGGGATATACTTAAATCCACAATTCTTTCAAAATAATTTAAACCAGAGCCTACATTAAAAGGATTTGGTACGATTTCCTCATCTACTTCGCTACTAACTCCTCCTCCAAATTGTATTTCGGTTCTATCATCTAATCTAAGTCTAGTAACAAATCTTTTTTCGGTTTGTAAATACGTCAACAAATAAGGAGCGGAATCTCTATATTGGGATAAATTTTGGTCATTATGTGGCAAATTCTGAACAGGGATAGGTATTGTATCTTGAGCTAAATAAGGAACCTCATACCACTTATTTCCATCTGAATCCGTTATACTAAGTATTTCTAACACATTCGTTTCTGGTAAAGTTATTTTATCGTATGGTTTAGGTGTAGCAAAAGTATATTCTCGAGATATAATAGTTCCGGAAACAGCTTTTGCCTTTTTTCTAAACAAGTAATTTTCAACTTCACCTGTATTGTCTATAGAATATACAGATATTTCAGTAGGGTCTAAAGAAGAACTGTATCTAAAATCAATAGGGTCTGTAACTCTAAAAGTTATAGAATCATCACTAGTAGCTATTAAATTAGCATCTATAGCCAATGCGTATTTAAAGTCAGGTTTATTATTAGGACCAGTTCCGGTAGCTGGAATTATTTGATATAAATCTAAATCTACTGATGCTCCTGTTATGAGAGAAGGTTTAAAACCTAAAGAATTAGCAATATTATATAAATTGATTTTCTCTTGTACAGTAGATAAAAGAGATTCTCTTAGTTGTATATCAGTGTAAAAAGATAAAACATCTCCAACATAGGATGCAAGTTCAATAAACATCATACCTGGAGATGCTTCATTGAAATCATTATATGTATCAGGAAAATAATTTTTAGAGAAATCTATAAGAGATTGTCTAAATTCTCAAAAATCTTTATTTACATATTTTACATCCTTGCTAATTAAATTACTTCTTTTACTCATTATTATAGTATTTGAGCTGCCAAATCATTATTGGAATTATATATTATTATTGTTCGATTAGCACCTCTTTCTGTTACAGAAAAATTTATTCTAACATTAACGGAGTTCTCTGCTTCGGAATATCCGTAATTTTGATTTCCTCCTATAATAACATCTAAACTTCTAAGTACTATATAAGGTAGCCAAAAACCAATGTCTTCTTCCAATGATGTTTCTAAAAAACCTCTGTTAAAAGAGCTATTTTGTTCAAATACAAAATCTCTTAAGATAGTTCCAAAAGTAGGATGCATATATCTTTCTCCTTTTCTAGTCATTAGTAAGTTTATTAAATTACTAATTGCTTGATCTTCGGTTGTATAAGACAATTGAAAAGCACCTACATCCCTAGCAGGTTTTTTATTATAGGCTTCTAAGGGGCTTTTTACATAAGTATTTCGATTAAAAGGAAGTAGTATGCCTACTGCTTTATCTAATTTTACATCAGGTGGATACGCCTTATATACTATTCTAGCCATTATTTTATTTTTTCTGCTTTCTTAAGTACAGGAGTATAATTTCTAGAAAGTAGCTTATTCATTAAATTACCGCCTTCTGAGGATGGTAATACTACTTTTCCATCCATATCAATAACAGGTTCATTTATGTAAGAATTTGCCACACTTGTATTTTCAGTAGTAACAGAAGGACCATAATCCATTTCGGAACTATTAAAAGGAGAAGTACCAGAAAGTAATGAATCTAAAGAACCATAAGATTTTTGTTTATTAGTTCCGTTTGTATATATAGGAGTTGTAATTTTATTAGAATTTATAGGAGTATTGATATTATTTGATGATATTTTATTAAATTCTTCTCTAATAATAGATCTTACTTCTTTTTTTAATTCTTGGGATATCTCTTTTATTAATAATTTTATAAGTGAGTTCTTATCCATGTTTATAATAAATATTTATTTTGTTACTAATTTAAAAAATTAACTTCAACTATTTTATTCATATCAATTAATTCATGGGATATATGAGCATAATTGTCCTCGTATAAAGAAATTTCTAATTCTTTTCTTATGCAATCAGAATTAACTAGGATTTTCTTTTCTATAAGCATAGAATCATCTAATATAAATAAATTAGTATTTAATAGTTTATTAATATCAGTGTTATATTTAAATTTATTTCCTACAATATACCATCCAGGTTTACAATCCTGTTTTATTATTAATACTAAATAAATTAAATCTGATACTATTGCCTGTGTTCTTTTACTTTTGATTATTGATACTATTTTGTATAAATGTCCGTAACATTTTCCATCCGGATATACGTAATTAATTGGCACGCTTATTAAATCTAATTCCGGATTATAAGGTGTGCCAGGACTTCCAGGTCCTCCCGGTCCATTAGGCCCTCCAGGCCCTCCCGGTTGCCCAGGAGCACTATCTGGATTAGGCCCTCCTGATTCTCCTGAAGGTGTAGAAGTGCCTTCTCCTTGAGGTGTTCCAGGTATATTCGCTGGAGTATTGTCGGGTTCTGTACCGCTACCTCCAACTTCGGGAGTAGAATCTGTATTGGTATTACTAGCACCTCCGGGAGTTCCGGGAGGTTTTACATTAGTTGAATTTACATAAGAATCAATAGATAAATCAGGTAAATTTATATTCGGATTACCTATTGAATTTGTATCAGAATCAGAACCTCCCGGCATATCAGGAGAAGATGTTATAGATCCTCCTACATTTCCATTCATGCCTTGTATACTATTTGTAAAGCCTGTAGGAGCAACTCTTGATAATCCGTCGGTACCTAACTTATAATTTGCGGGTAGTGCAGGAGGTTGTGGAAATCCTCTTGAGCATCCTCCTTCCCAACGAGGATTTATTGTAAGTCTTGTCATATTTATTAGACTAGCAAAATTAGGAGCTATAAGAGAAGGTATATTTGGAGTTACTACAATACCACCTGGCCTAGCTATTTCGACAACTCTATCATAAAGTTCCTGAACAAAATTTACGAGGTCATCAAAATCTACATCATGTATATCTGTAGTTAATCTTATTTTAGAGGCAGATAAATATAATGTTTTTTTTGCAATCAACATCATATCATCTTTTTTTGCCTGCATGACAATTCTATCAGCATTTGTAGCAGATTGAGCTTTTTTAGAACTTGGAATACTAGATAAAGGAGCAGGGCAGGCTCTTACAGAAACAAATCGAGATAATGCTTGGTCAGAAGTCCAATAAGTTGTGGAAAAATCATTTGCAGCATCTTCTATTGCATAAGATAGTGAATCTTTTATTTCTCTATTTGGTATATCTTTTACTTCGTTTGGTAATGGTTTATTGGGTCCTAAAGGTTTATTTGCTACTATTGTAATTGGATTTCCTGCCTTACCGGATTTCCATGTAGGTTGAACAGCATGTTGTGGATGATTGCCAGTTCCAATACCTAATCTTATTGAAGACCCACCTCTACCGGTAAACGTTGTGTCTCCTTCAAAGGGTTGCATAAAATTGAACGTATAAGGCCTAGTTGGAAAGGTATTTCCCGGTTTGACAAATTCGGGGGCAGGTTTATTATCTTTAACTTTAGACCTATTAGTTACATGAGGAATTTGATTTATTACCGGATCATTCGTGGCATTTATCGGGAGGGGAATATAATACATTACTTTATCCAAATTAGGAGCATCTGTACCATCGTATCCAGTTAATTCAAATACAACTACATGTTCTCCTTTTAATGGAATATTTCTAAAATTTGTAAATAGAGGTCTAGCATAATGAGCTCTAACATTACCTATCAGTGATTCAGGATGTAATTTAACTTTAACAGATCCTAACGGAAGAACTCTACCTTTGTCATCTTTTTGATTTTTACCATACGCCTTAAAGGTCTCTATCACTTCCGCCGATACTAAATAGCCCATCTTCTAGTTGTTTATCTATGTCTGTAAATTCTTTTAATAAGTCATCATCCCCTTTTTGTAACATCTTTAACTCTGTCAATTCTTTTTGAGTCTCTTGGGAAAGTTCTTGAAGTAAAAGTTCTTTTTCTTCCTCGGTTAAATTAAAATCACTACTTGAGATAGAGGATGCTTTGCTGTGCATTCTTTGTACGATAGCTGCCATTTTTATAAGTTGGTCATCATTTTTAACCATAACATCAAAAAATTCTTTAACTACCGGCAAAACAACCACAGCATCATTTATACTTTGAACAACTCCATCTAATCCTTTCAATGTCTTATCTAATTCCTTTCCTCTTTTTTTAGAATTGCCATAAATCTCTTTCAATAGATTTGACATGCTAAAATCATCAAATAATTTTATATCATCCATATTATTTTTTCATGTATTTATTAAATTGCAAATCAAAATCATCTTTAAATATTTTTACTATTTTAGTGATTCTATTAGTGTTAGTCATGGGAATATTAGACCTCTCTCTTATTAATACATATAATGCTTTCTTATTAAATGCGTATAAAGATTTTCGATGTTTAAAGATGTCTATAATGGAATCTGCAATGGCTTTATCTAAATTGTTTTTAAATGTATGTCTAAACTTTTCATATAAATCTTCTGTCCATAGATTCATAAAGTCATCTAAGGATTCTTTATAATGTTTAGTCACCACCTCATTTATTATATCTCTTTCTTCATCTATTTCCCATAGCTCTGCTTCTCCCACTCTATTTTTATAGCCCTTTTTATTTTCCATGATTAGATAATTTATGGCAATCCGGGTAAAAAAAGAATAGGCTTTTGCTCTTTCCTCATTATATCTGTGCATTTTTATAGTTAACATGGAAACTAATTGACAATGTAAATCTTCATAAGGTAAATCAATGTACATGTATTTACCCATGTTTATTAAATTTTCTGCTAGTTTACAAAATGCAGGATAAATGCTAGTTTCATATAATACATTTTTTTCTTTCTGTGAATTTGAATTATTATATTTTACTATGGAATTTTGTACGACATCATCAAAATACATTTTTTTCTTCAATTTTCTAATTTTATATTAAATAAAAAAAGTCACCTCGAAAGGTGACTTTTCATGCTATTACTTTTTATCTGAAGTGAAAAGTAAATCTAAATCTTCTATTGTTTTACTTAACTCTTTAAAAACTACTCCTACTTCATCATCTGATTCAAAAGCTCCAATCCTATCTAAGGTTCTCATTGTTGCTAGTGAATCTCTTACTCTTGCTCTTATTGATAATATTACATTAAAATAATTGTCATTTTCTTTCTCTAAATCGTTTAAATATTTTTCTGTTTCTATTAGTAATTTTTCATTTTTAGAGAAATTTATTATGCTTATATATAAAAGTATTACGTTTAATATTACTGATGCTATTAACATGTATTTATTTTTTATGAGGAAATCATTTGTCTTGCTGCGTCTGTGGAAGCCATGATGATTGATCCTAATGTTACTTTTTTAGTTTCTGGAATTTGTAAGTATTTGGATGCTGTGTCATCGTATAGCCCCGCCTGAATTTTTATTGCGACGTATTCATTGTAAGATAAAGTCACATATTTCTGTAAAAGATACAAAGATTTATCGGAGGCTACTAGAAATTTAGCTTCGTCATTGAATTTATATCCTCTGTTCATATTTTTTCTATGCCAATCCGAAGTTTCCTCTATAAAGAATGGGTGCTCGTCTACTCCGCATAAACC